GGCCGCGATCTTCGTCAGCAAGAAAAACGGGAAGTCGTCCCTCATGGCGGCCCTTGTCCTCTACCACCTCCTGGCCGACGGCGAGCCCGGGGCCGCGGTCTTCGGGGCGGCCGTGGACCGGATCCAGGCCGGCGTCATCTACCGTTCCGTCGCCGCGAGCGTCCGGGCGAATCCCGAGCTCGCCCGGGCCCTCGAGGTGATCGACTCCCGCTCGACGATCGTCCACAAGCCGACTGCCTCCCGGTACACCTGCCTCGCCGCCGACTCGTGGCGGGCTGAAGGCATCGACGCCTCGGCCGTCGTGGTCGACGAGCTGCACGCCCACCGGAAGCCGGATCTCGTCCAGGCCTTGACCTACGCGGGAGCTGCTCGAGCCCAGCCGCTCGTCGTGGCGATCTCGACGGCCGGCGAGTCGCGGAACGGGATCGGCTACCAGTGGTACCAGGACGCCCGGCTGGTCGAGGCGAGCCCCGAGGCGAACCCGACATTCTTCGGCAAGATCTATGAGGCGAAGGAGGACGACGCCCGGGGCGTCGAATCGCCCGAGGTCTGGCGCGACGCGAACCCGTCCCTCGGCGTGACGATCTCCGAGAAGGACTTCGCGAACGACTACGCCGATAGTCTCACGAGCGGGACGAAGCGAACGTCGTTCCTCCGATACCGGCTCGGGATCTGGGCCCAGGCCGACGCCCGCTGGTTCCACGGCGACGACTGGGCAAAGTGTGGCCGCGAGCCGCTGGAGCCGCTGGCCGGCCGGCCCTGCTGGGTCGGGGTGGACCTCGCGAGCAACCTCGACATGACGAGCGCGGCCTTCGTGTTCAAAGAGGCGGACGGCTCCTACTCGGTCGAGTGGAAATACTGGGTCCCGTCGGAGACCGTCGGCGACCGGGTCCGCGAGGGCATCCCCTACGACACCTGGATCCGCGAAGGCTGGGTGACGGTCACGGACGGCCACCGGCTCGACCATGAGGCGGTCGCCCGCGACATCGTCGCGTACGGGGAGTCGCACGAGATCCGCGGCGTCGGGGTCGATCCCTGGCAGGCCGGGGCCCTGGAGACACTCCTCCAGCGGGAAGGGATCGAGGTGAAGTCGGTCGCCCAGCGGACGGCCTACCTGAACGCGCCCTGCAAACTGCTCGAGGCCCTGGTCGTCGAGGGCCGGCTCCGGCACGGAGGAAACCCGGTCGCGGCATTCAACGCCAACAACGTGTGTGTCTACACGGACCCGACGGGCATGATCAAACCCGACAAGGCGAAGAGCAGCGAGAAGATCGACGGCATCGCGGCGCTCGTGAACGCCCTCGCCCTGGCCTCGACCGACGACGCCGAAACCGGCAGCGCGGACGACTGGAAGATCCACGTTCTCTGAAACTTTACCGGGTGGATTGCGGGGGCTGACACTGGCGGCAGGCAGGGCGTGGAGCGCTGCCGCTCGAGGGTCCGCTGATGCCCCGCAAGCCTGCCGCCGCCCCGCGCCGAAAGAGTGCCGCGCGGCCGATCCGCGGGACGCTTGTCAACCTGCGGAACAGCCTGGCCGACATCAGCCTGAGCCTGTCGCCGCGCGACATCGGCCCCGAGACCGCGATCCGTGTCTCGTCGATCCTCGGGGTCGTGCGCTGGATCTCGCAGGCCGTGGCGGTGATGCCCCTCCAGATCATGCGGACGCTCCCCGACGGACGCAAGGAAGACGCGGCGATCCCCTGCTCCTACACGCTGCGGAAGCGGCCGAACCCGTGGCAGTCGGCCTATGACTTCTGGCAGCTCGTCGCCTACTGGACGGCCCTCCACGGAAACGCCTACTGCCGCGTCCTGCCCGGGCCGCGCGGCTTCTGTTCCGAGCTGCGGCCGATGCACCCGAGCCGGGTCAAGGTCGACCGGCTCTCCGACTACTCGCTCGCCTACAAGTTCTGGAACGACCGCGGCACCTGGGAACCGGTGCCAGCCTCGGAGGTGATGCACTGGCGATGGCTCTCGAATAACGGGACTATCGGCATGGCGCCGGCGGAACTGTGCGGGACGTCGATCGCCCTCGCCCGCCAGCTCGACACCGCGGCGACGGCCTTCTGGCAAAACTCCGCGCGTCCCGACGTCGTCCTGGAAACCCAAGAGAAGATCCCCGACGAGGCGATCGCGGCCCTCCGCGAACAGATCCGGACGCTCTACGGCGGCGCCGCCAACCGCGGCAGCGCGGCCGTTCTCCCGCGAAAGACGAAGCTCGTCCCGATCGAGAGTAACTCGATGGAGGCGAACCAGTTCCAGGAGCTGCGGGACGCGATCCTCCCCGACGTCTGCCGCTGCTGGGGCGTTCCCTCGACGCTCCTCGGGGATGCCCGGATGGCGAAATATTCGACCGTCGAGCAGGAGCACCTCTCCGCGCAGGTCTGGTGCCTGCTGCCCTGGCAGAAGCGTATGGAGGGCCCTGTCGATATGCTCCTCCAACCGGTCTACGGCGAGGACGTTTACGCGAAGCTCGACAACCGCGGGCTTCTCCGCGGCGACACCGCGGCCCGGTCGTCGCTCTACCAGACGCTCTGGAACATGGGGGCGATCACGCCGAACGAGATCCGCGACCGCGAGGATCTGCCGCTCCTCGAGGACCCGGCCGCGAACGAGACGTTCGTCCAGCTCGGGTTCTCGACGCTGGCCGCGGCCGCCGCCCAGGCCGGGGCCGCCGGGGGCGATCCGCCGGCGAGCGATCCGCCCGACGACACGCCGGCCGACGCGCCGCCGGATGACGAGACCCCGCCGGCCGACGAGCCGGCCCCCGGAGGGACGACCGATGTCGCAGCCTGAACGCCGCTACCTGCTGACCGCCGACCATCCCGACGCGATCGCCGTCGAGCGGCGCGACGATCAGCCGCCGCAGCTCGTCGGGATCTCGCCCCCGTGGGAGAGCCTGTCCGTCGACCTGGGCGGCTTCCGGGAGAAGTTCTCCGCGACCGCGTTCGACGGCCTGATCGACCGCAAGCCGACGGATCCGCGAGGCAAGATCGACGTCCCGTTCCTGTTCAATCACGACCCGAACCTGATCACCGGCCGGACGTCGAATGGCCGGCTCGACCTGACGAAGGAAGCCCGCGGCCTCGGCTACCGGCACACTCCGCTGCTCACGAGCAGCGGCAAGGACCTCGTGATGATGGTCGAGGATCGGACGATCACCGGCAGCTCGTTCGCGTTCACGGTGGCCGACGGCGGCGAGACCTGGACGGAGGATGAGCGCGGGAACGTGATCCGCACCGTGACGAAGGCGGGCGGCCTCTATGACATTTCCGCGGTGACGAGCCCGGCCTACCCGGCGTCGTCGGTCGCCCCTCGGTCCCTCGACCTCTGGCGATCCGCCCGCGCCGCCGCGGCCGCCCCCGGCTCCGCTCAGGGCCTGCTGATCTCGATCGACTTCGACCAGACGTTCACGGCCGCCCCCGGCCTCTGGCGGAGTTTCATGACCGAGGCCCTCGCCCGCGGAAACCGCGTCTGCTGTGTGACCCGTCGCGAGGACACGGAGAAGAACCGCGAGGAGCTGCGGCTCGCGTTCGGGGAGCATTTTGGCGACTTGGCCGGCGTCGTGCTCGCCGGGCCGGACCGACGAAAGCGGTCGGCCGCAGCCGACGCCGGCCTCTCGCCCGACATCTGGATCGACGACAAGCCCGAGACCGTGCCGGAGCCCGAGGAGACCCGCGGCGTCCGCGTGTCGAGCCTCGCCGGTGCTCGGGCCGCAGCGGCCGCCGCCGTCGCGAGGATGCGGATTCATGCCGGCTAAGTGCCCACGCTGCGGCGGTCGGGCCCGCGTCGATTCGTCGAAGCGGGCCGGGGACCGCCAGGTCCAGTACGTCGAGTGCCAGTCCTGCCGCGCCCGGTGCCGGCAGGTCGTCCCCGCGGATTCAATCTGGAGGCGCAGCCGATGACCGACACCAACGCCCCCGCCGCCGCGGCGGCCCCGTTCGACACCCTCGCGGCCCAGCTCGCCGCGTTCATGGCCGCGGCGAAGTCGTCGGCCGCCGGCGGCCTGACCTGGCAGGAGTTCGGCGAGCTGCTCGTCTCGCTCCTGCGGCTGTGCGTGACCACGCTCGACACGGTCGAGGGCCTGTCGGGCGAGGAGAAGCGGGCGGTCGTCCTGGCCGCGGCCGCGAACCTGTTCGACCTCGTGGCCGACAAGGCGATCCCCACGGCCGTCTGGCCGCTCTGGATCCTCGTCCGCCCGGCCGTCCGGTCGCTCGTCCTGGCGATCGCCGCCGGGGCGATGGAGCAGATCTTGAAACTCGTGAGGTCGTGATGATCACCGCGCTCCTGCTCGCCGCCGCCGCTCTGCTGTTCGCGAACCCCGAACACCTGAAGGCGATCCGCGAGGCCGTCCGGAAGAAGGCCGCCGCGGCAACGCTCCAGCCGCGGTACATGCTGGCCGTCGGCCTGGTGATCGGCGCCGCGATGGTCTGGTTCTCGGCTGGCCGCGACGAGGCGGCGCCGCCGCCCCCGGCCCCGGCCCCGGCGGGGCTGCACCTGCGCGGCCTGTTCCGCGGGCCAACGGCGTCGGAGGACGCGGCGACGATCGGGGCCCTCTGCTCCGAGCTGGCCGACGAGATCGAATGGGACGGCCGGCAGGCCGAGCCGTTCCTGAAGAGCGGCGTCGCGTTTGACGACCTGCGGCAGCGGGCCCGCGAGCTGCGATGCCGGGGCGTGTCGATCGGCGCCCGCCAGCCGGCGGCCCGGGACGCGATCCGCGTCTACCTCGAGGAGCAGGTCGGGACCGCCGGCGGCCCGGTGACACCGGAGCAGCGGGCGAAGTGGGTCGCCGCCCTCCGCGACATCGGCCGGGAGGCGACCGATGCGGCCCGATAGGCTTCGGCTCCTCGCCGTCTCCCTGCTTCTCGGTCTGGCCTTCGCGGCGGTCGTCGCGAGCCTGACGGGCGGCCCCCGGCCGGCCGGCTGGATCGACGAAGGCGACGGCCGGTTCGGCTGGCGGCCGGACCCCGCCGGCGTCCGCGAGTTCCTCGCGGAGCTGCCGGAGCCGACGTTCGCCCGGGCCGGGGCCGAGACGGTGGCGAAGGCCCAGGGGAAGGACACGTTCCTCTACCGTTCGGCCTACAAGGCCCACCAGGCCCTCTACGGCCGGCCGTGGATCGTCGAGCGGCAGGGCATCGGCGACTGTGTTTCGTGGGGCTGGGCCCACGGGATCTACGTCGCCCAGTGTGTCGACTGGGAGACCGGCCGACTCGCGAACCCGCCACCGTTCCCGTCCACCGAGGCGATCTACGGCGGCTCGCGTGTCGAGGCCCGGGGTAAGTCGGGCGATGGCGCCGCCCCCGTCGGCGGCTGGAGCGATGGCTCCTACGGCGCGGCTGCGGCCCGCTGGGTCCGCGACTGGGGCGTCGTCTACCGCGAGCCGATCGGCGACCTCGACCTCCGGGCCTACTCCGCCGACCGGGCGAAGCAGTGGGGCGCCTACGGCTGCGGCGGCAAGGGTGACGGCGGCCGGCTGGACGGCGTCGCGAAACGGCACCCGGCGACCCATATCGCCCTCGTCACGACCTGGGACGAGGCGGCCGCCGCGATCGAGGCCGGCTTTCCGGTGCCGGTCGCCTCGATGCAGGGCTTCGCGAACACCCGCAACGCCCACGGCTACGCCGCGGCCTCCGGCCAGTGGGCGCACGAGATGTGCTTCGTGGCCGTCCGCTACCAGCGGAACGGCTCGCCGTCCGACGCCCTGCTCTGCCTGAATTCCTGGGGGCCGAATTGGATCACCGGCCCGAAGTGGCCCGCCGACATGCCCGACGGCTCGTTCTGGGTCGAGCGGCGCGTCGTGGAGCGGATGCTCGCCCAGGAGGACTCGTTCGCGGTCGGGTCAATCGCCGGCTTCGGCTGGCGCGATCTGCACCACGGGAACTGGATGACACCCGCGCCGGAGGCTCGCCGATGACGGTCACCCTAAACAAGCGGCACGCGATCTACGCGGCGGCCGCGGTTCTGTTTCTGTTCTGGTGGAGCGGCTCGTCTCGACCGCCGCTGCCAAGCCCGTTCGCGCCCGAGCCCGACCGGCCGGTCCTCCGGGCGCTCGCGCGGCTCGCGAAAAATTTCCTCTGGGTGGCCCTGCTCGCCGAAGGCCCGCCGGCCTCCGCGGCCGAGTACCAGACCGTCCGGGCCCGCGTCGGGGACGACGGGCACCAGGTCCTCGAGCATGGCAGGGGGTGGTAGATGCTTTCTGGAATCTGGAAAGCGTTCCTCGCGTGGCTCGTCTGGCTCTCGGCCGACCCGGCCGCGATCGACGCGGAGGCCCCGAAGGCGGCCGCCGCGGTGGCCGCGGCCCGGGCGAGCCTCGCGGTGGACGCCGCGCCGCCGGCGCCCCCGGCTCCGCCGCCGGCCCCCGGCCCGACGCCGACCGGGTGCCGGTGCGGCTGCGTGAACGGCAAGATCAAGCCCGACGGCCGGATCGAGATCCCCTGCGAATGCTCGACGAGCTGCACCTGCAAGGCGTCGCGATGCGGCGGCGCCAACTGCCCCCGCTGAATTCGTCCTACCGTAGGACGGCCGAAACTTTTCCGGGGGTGGTGCGGGCTGGCATTCTCGCGAGCGTCGGCCCGAACACCACGCACGCAAGGACGCGAACCATGCCCAGCCCCAAGCTCGCTCGACTCCAGGACGAAACCGTCGCCATCGAGAACGAGATCAACGATCTCCGTTCCGTGACCCCGGCCGACGATGCCGACAAGAAGCGGATCGAGGAGCGGCTCGCCGCCCTGTCGAACCGGGCCGGCGAGATCGCAGCCGAGGCGAAGGGCGAGCGGGCCCTCGACGACAAGCTCGCCGCGCTGCGGGCCGTCAGGACCAGCGACTCCGAGCCGAAGAAGCCGGAGATCACGGACCAGGAGACGGACAGGGTCGACATCCGCGCCGGCGTCCGGGCCTTCCGGTCCGTGAAGATCGCCGCGGCGGTCGGCTCCTACCTCTGCGGCCTGTCCGGGTTCTCGAAGCGGGCGATGGGCGAAACCGTCGACGGCTACGGCGACGATTTCGTCGTGACCGAGCTGTACAACGCGATCGTCAACCGGCTCCAGTACCAGTCGGTCGGCCTCCAGCTCGCGAGCATCTTCCGGCCGCAGGGCCAGAAGCTGTCGATCCCGAAGTCGGGCGACGTCACGTTCGGCTTTGCTGCCGAGAACGTGGCGTTCACCGATCAGGATGTCGCGTCGAGCGGCGCCGAGCTGACGCTCTACGAAGGCGGGGCGTCGGTGCCCGTCTCGCGGGCCCTGCTCGAAGACTCCCCGGTCGACGTCGCCGGCCTGCTCGTGGATCGGTTCTCGCACGGCCTCGCCCGCTGGATCGACTCGGTCTGGCTGGGCGGGAACACCGCGAACCCCGCGATCACCGGCCTCGCGGCCTCGGTCGTGGCTGGGAACACGATCACGGTGGGCGCCTCGGCCTCCACCACGGCCGCCAATCTGGCCGACGTCGTCGGCAAGGTCGACGAGTCGATCATGGGAAATGGTGCCTGGGTGGTCTCGAAGGCCGGCTGGGTGGACCTCATGAAGCTCTGGGCGTCGCAGCAGACGACGATGGTCGTCGGCGGCGGCCGGATCGTTCCCACCATCATGGGTGCCCCGGTGTACCTCGTGAAGGGTCTCCCGGCGTCGACGCTCGCCCTGTTCGGCGATTTCTCGATGGCGACTGCGGTCGGCATCAAGGACACCGGGCTGGAGATCAACGTCGCCCGCGAGCTGCTCGTCCGCAGCCGGCAAGTTCTCTACGTCGCCTCGACTCGGGTCGGTGTGAGCAACCACGGCCCCGAGTTCGTCGGCCGGCTGGCGAAGGCTTGAACCTGACCGCGTGAGTGCAAACCAGGCCCGGGGGCCGGCAGGGATGCCAGCCCCCGGGCCGCCCCGTATCCGGAGGCCCCATGCAGACCGAGCCCCTCCGCCTGACCAGGAACTACCGCGGCTACCGCCGCGGCGAGGTAATCCAGGCGACGGCCGGGCTGGCGAAGACGCTCGTCGAGGCCGGCGTCGCGGAGCCGGTGAAGGCCGCCCCGCGGATCCCGGGCCTCGATGTCGAGCGGGCGGTCGAGTCGGTCGTGATCGAAACGAGGTGACCCGTGCCGATCCCGGCCCAGCCGAACACCGCCGCGAAGAACCTGATCGTCACGCCGCTCCGCGGCATGGGGTCGGCGAAGGTGGACCTCGTCCGCAACGGCGCGAGCGTTGTCGTGACCGTGACGTTCGTCGCCGGCCTGAACTACTCAGGCTGGAGCTGTTACGCCGAAGCCTCCGCGATGAACAACAATCCGCCAGCTTTCCAGGTCGGCGAGCCCTTCTATTCAATCGCCATTCCGAAGACGATCACGACCGACGGCTCCGGCCGGCGGGTGGTGACGCTGACGTTTACGCCGGCCACGTTCTACGGGCTTTCTGGCCTCGACTTCGACAACCGCTTCATCGTCTACCCGCGTTCGTTCCGGCTGGAGTGCTGGCACGAAAACGTGATCGGAGGCATGGTCTATGCCGACCTCTTCCTCGGGGGCACCGTGACGCTGACGACGGCCCAGCCGAACTACATCCACTCGGTGAACCAGGCATGAAACCAGACACCCTCCGCGTGATCCAGTGGCCGGTAATCGAGCCCGTGAGCCTCGTCGAGGCGAAGGCCCAGGTCGGCCTGATGCCCGACCAGGCCGACCACGATACGCTCCTCCTTGGGAAGATCGCCGCCGGTCGCCGGCTGATCGAGCGGCGGCTCGGCCAGACGCTCGTCGCGACCCAGTACCGGGCGACCTGGGCGACGGCCCCGCCGGTCCTGACGCTCCCAGCCCCGCCCCTGCTCATGAATGAGACCTACCCGCTCGCCGTCTCGGTGGACGGCGTGGCCGTGGCGGCCGGCGACCTCGAGGTCGACGCCGCGGCCGAGCTGCCGCAGGCCTTCGAGGCCCTGCTCGCCAGCGAATCCCACGATGGGGGATGGTGACATGGGTCTCCCGTCCGGACTGCTCCGCGAGGTGTTCGCGATCGAATCGCCGACCGAGACCCGGAACGCCCTCGGCGAGAGCGTCCAGGCGTGGAGCGAGGTCGGCCGCGTTTACGGCTCCTATGAGGCGGTGAGCTACTCGGAGCAGCAGCGGCGCGGCCAGATCGGCGGCTCGACCCAGGCGACCGTCCGGATCCGCTACGTCGAGGGCCTCCGCGGCAACTGGCGGCTGCGGTGGGTGAGCCGCGCGGACCGGATCCTCTACATCTCCGCGGTCGTCGAGAAGGGCGCCCGCGAGGAACACGAGCTGACCGTCGAGGAACAGGCCACATGATCGCGCTCAACTGGCGGGGTATGTCTGGCGAGGTGGGGGCGATCATGTCCCGCTATGACGAGCTGCCGCGGCACATCGCGAAGAAGCATCTCGGCGCCGCGATGAAACGAGCGCTCAAGACCGGCGTCCCGGTCCTGCGGAAAAACACCCCGAAGCGAAAGAAGACGCTCCGCGCGTCGGCGGTGACCCGCGACACGCGCGGCCGGTTCACGAAGGGCTCCGGCAAGATCCGGAACATCGCCGGAAACCTCCGCCGGGCGGCGACCGTGAATTCCAAGTACATCGGCAAGAACCGCGACGGATTCGTGATCGGCAGGCTGGGCTACAAGTACGGCACCGAGAGCCGGAAGGCGATCTGGCTGGAGTTTGGGACCGCCCAGATCGAGCCGCGAAAGATCATGGAGCGGACCTACGCCCAGGTGAAACAGCCGGCGTCGAAGATGCTCGTCGGCGAGATGAGGAAGGCCCTCGATCGGGCCTGTGTCGAATTGGCCGCCGGGAAGAACCCGGGCGGCGCCCCCGGCTTCCGCCGCAAGAGGTGAACCGATGCCGATCCCCACGAACTATGCCGAGGGCTGGCTCCGCGACGCGATCGAGGACGCGGCCGGGTGCCCGGCCTACCCGCTGGCGGTGCCGGAGGGCGTCCTGCCGCCGTTCGTCATGTACGGCCAGGCAGGGCAGGAGGACCTCCAGACGCTCGACGAGGGATTCGGCTCCTCGACCCTGGTCCAGGGCACGTTTTCCGTGTCGATCTGCGCCGACGGCTACCTCCAGGCGAAGCAGCTCGCCCGGCTGATCCGGGCCGCGCTCCGAAACTTTACCGGCCTCGTCGGCGACTTGAAGATTCACGAGACGACGATCACCGGCCAGCAGGACGGCGACGCGGTGTTCCTCGAAGGCCGCGACGTCCCGACCTACATCGTCGAACAGACCTACGCGATCACCTGGGAGGAGTAAACCATGCCCGATCCCGTGACCTTCATCAGCTCGCAGGGGACGACGTTCTCCTTCGCCGGCGAAACCTTCAAGTGCATCGACATCTCGCACGAGGGCTCGGCCCCGAGCCGCGAGCGGGTCGACCTCTCGACGCTCGACCTTGCCGACGGGAGCGAGAAGGTCTACGCGAATGCCCCGCTCAAGGAGCCTGCGGACCCGCTCAAGTTCACGATTCAATTCCGCGCCCACGGCAGCTCCGACGGGCCGGCCGCTGGCGCCGAGGGCACGCTCACCACGACCGGCGGCAGCGGCACCTACCGCTGCACGGCGTCGAGCATCAGCTGGAAGACCGGCGCGTTCGTCGAGGGCTCGGCCACGTTCGAGCAGGTCCTGAGCTGATCCGGGGGTGATCCGTGCCCCTGCCCCCAAGTTCCCATCCGTGCATCGTCACATTCGCCGGCGTCCAGATCGGCGCGCTGACCGGGTTTGACTCGGAGGCGCAGGCGGGTCAACTCCAGGACGTCACTCACGGCAACAGCCAGGTGGTCGGCTACGGAATGTCCTCGCGGGTCGTCAAGGAATGGGACTGCACCTCGGTCGAATCGGCGACGGCGGCCTTCCAGTTCTGGGGGCCGCCTTCGTTCTCGATCCAGGATGTCGGCATGCGCGGACTGCTCACGTTCTCGGCCCCCGGGAACACTTACTCCGGAGAGGCGATCCTCACCCGCTGGAGTCACTCCGGCAGGAAGGGAGAGTTTTCTTCCGGCTCCTGCTCGTTCCAACTCACAGGGACCTCCTGACATGACGACGATCACGACGTTCGACGATCTCCTCGCGCTCGGTGAGACCGGCGCCCCGATGCCCTACTTCTGCCGGGCGTGGAAGCGGACGGTCCTCCTCAAGGACCCGACCGCCGAGGATCTCGACGTCTGGCGGATGTATTGCAACAGGAACAAAGCGGCCGACGCCCCGTTCTCCGCGCGGCTCCTCCAGATCATGCTCGTCAACGACAAGGGCGCGCCGATCATTCCGCCCGGCGACGAGGGCCTGGACGCCGTGGCGATGATGCCGGCCGCCGGCGTGGCCGAGGTGGCCGAGGCGGCGATGAAGCTGATGGCGGGGCCGACCGAGGACGAGGTCGAGGAACTGGAAAAAAACTCCGACGCCAGCCGCTCGAGCTGATGCTCTACCGGCTGGCTTTGGAGTGCAACGTCTGGAACGTCGAGGAGGAACTGAAACCACGGATCAAGCGGTCACAACTGGCGCGGTGGGCGGCCTATTACCGCGTCGAGCCGTGGGGCAACCCGTGGCGGCGGGCGGGCCGGATGACCGCCCTGATCCGGGCGGCGCTCGGGTGCCGGTATGACCGCGGCGACGAGGAGCGGTTCCTGCCCAGTTATCGCGAGGGAGACGAGAGCCGGCCGGCGGTGCCACAGACGGACGAGGAGATCGCGGCGGCTCTGGCCGCCCTGCCAGGGCTAAAGAGGGAGCGGAAATGGCGGACATCGGCAAGGTACGCGCAGTATTCACGGCCTCGACGAGCGGGCTCGTCGCGGGCGTGAATCAGGCCGTCGGCAGTATGTCGAAGATGGAGGCCGCCGTCGGCAGTCTCCGGAGCGGGATGACCGCGCTCGTCGCGATCCAGGGGGCCCAGCTCTTCGCATCGGTCGCCGGGGCCGTGAGCCGCGGCGTGTCCTCGATGATCTCCTACGGGCAGGCCCAGGCCGAGGTGATCGACCAGCAAAGCAAACTTGCGGCGCGGCTCGGGATGACCCTCGGAGAGTTCTCCGGCCTCGCCCTCGCCGGTGACCTGGCCGGCGTTGGGATGGACACGATCGCGAAGGCCGCGACGAAGGCCGATATCGCGTTCGTGAAGGCCTCGCAGGGCTCGAAGGTGGCCCAGGCCGCCTTCGCCGGGCTCGGCCTCTCCGTGGACCAGCTCGGGGGCCTGTCGGCCTCGGAGCGGTTCGACGCGATCGCCGCGGCGATCGCCAAGTTCCCGACCGAGGCCCAGCGGGCGGCCGCGGCCGTCCAGATCTTCGGGAAGTCGGGCGTCGAGCTGCTCCCGCTCTTCTCCCAGGGGGCCGAGGGGATCGCCCAGGCCCGCGAGCAGGCCGAGCGGCTCGGGCTCACGCTGACGAATGCCCAGGGCCAGGACGTCGAGGCGATGAACGACGCGTTCACGATGGCAGGCAAGGCGATCGAGGGCGTCGTGAACCAGGTCGTCGCCTACCTGTCCCCGGCCGTGAAGGAGGTCGCCGACACGTTTACGAACCTCGTCGGCTCGATGGGCGGCGCGAACCTCGGCCAGGCGATCGGCGACGGGATCCTCCAGGGGGCGCGGTTCCTGGCCGGGATCGGCGATTGGCTGATCTCCAATCTGTCGAGCGTCTGGGAGTACGTCTCCCAGGTGGGCGGGCAGTGGGGAAGCGTGGCCGACGCGATGAATCGGATCGCCGGCTTCCTCTCCGGCGTGTTCAACGCGGCCGAGGCCGGGCTCGGCGTGGTCGTCCTCGGGTTCGGGGCGGTCGTCGAGGGCATCGCGCGGCTCCTCCGGGCCGGCGGGCGGTTCCTCGGTCTCGACACTTCCGGGCTCGACGCCTACGTCGAAGGGGCGAAGGCATTCAACGCGGAGATCACGAAGGGGATCGACCAGAACATCGCCGACTCGAAGGCCGGCTTCGAGCGGGCGTTCGGCGAATCGACCGCCCCCGTCGGCGCCGCCGTCGCCGGGCCGGCCGGGCCGCTGACGACGGCCCTCGACGGGGCGATCGCCCGGGCCGAGCAGTCGGCCGCCCAGGTGGACACGGCCTCGAGGTCGACGCCCCCGGCGGCGGCCCCGGCGGCCGAGCTGCGGAACGATCAGGCCCTCAAGGGCATCGACTCGCGATCCCAGGAGGGCATCGCGGAGATGTTCCGGCTGATGCGCGGCGGCGGCGAGGACGTCCAGGAGAAGCAGCTCTCCGTCCTCGAGCAGATCCGCGACGGCCTGGGCGGCGGCGACGACGAGTATCCGTTCGCTCTGGAGGGTGGCTGATGGCTGTCGTGAAGGCGGACTGGCTTCCCTCCGGGGGCCTATCCGGGAAGCTCGGCGAATCCTACCGGCCGACCGAGAAGTGGCGGGTCCGCGTCGACAACCCGCGGACCTCGAAGATCGTGATCGCCAACTCCACAGGCCAGGGCTACGGCGTGGCACACTGGGACTTCCCGGCTTGCAAGGCGATGGAGTTCTCCGTCGACCTGGCCGACGATGTCGGGATGCTCTGGATCGTGACCGTCCAGTTCTACGTCCCGCCGAACGGGAAGAAGATCAACTCCACGACCGGCATCCCGGAGGACTTCTGGCAGGCCTCCGGCGGCACGACGAGCGTCCCGGCGTTCCGCGACCGCGACAACGCGCTGATCGTCAACTCGGCCGGCGATCCGATCGAGGGCCTGTCACGCGAGCGCGAGGAGCGCGGCTGGGTGCTGACGAAGTTCTACCCCAGCGATACCTGGATGGCGGACCGCGACACCTACTCCGGCAGCGTCAACTCCGACGAGTGGGACGGCGAGGCCGCCGGCAAATGGAAGGTCTCTTTGAAGTCGGCCGACGAGCGGCAGTCGCAGAAGCTCGACGAGAACGACGAGGAGGGGGCGGTCAAGAAGTACGTCGAGACCAAATGGGAGTTTCGGTTCGACCCCGACGGCTGGCAGCTCAAGCCGTGGGACCTCGGATTTCAGGAGAAGTGCGACTCCAACGGCAACGCGTCGACGAGCGGCACCAACCGAAAGACGATCGTGGGCAAGGACGGGAAGCCCGTCAAGCAACCGGTCGCGCTGGCGAACGGCGTCGCGAAGGCCGCCGGCCAGGCTCCGGACTCGCTCACGTTCAACGTCTACCCGGCGACGGCCTACGGCGCGAAGTTCGGGACCCCGTCGATCGTGCCTGTGTCTTAGGAGCCGTGAAGCATGGATCGGAAGGTTCGATTCACGGAGGACGCCGCCCGCCGCGTCGCCGCGGCGACGCTGGCCTACGAGCGCAGCGGGCGTGATCAGCCGCCGATCCATTTCCGGCAACCAGGCGACGACGGCGGCGAGCCGATCCGGCTCGGGAAGACGACCGCCGTCTGGAACAAGGGCGCGACCGCCACGATCCAACTCTGGGAGGGCGGGACGCCAAACGAGGAGACCCAAAGCGGCACGCTGGCGGGAGTGATCAACAAGTTCGCGACGGTGCAGTCTGGCCGCTGGGTCGCGGTGGCCCGCGGCCCGCTGAATGCCTGGTATCTGATCTCGGCGGAGTGCTGACGAATGGTCCTGCTGCCCTGCTCGTCCTGCTGCTGCACACTACTACCTCCGCCGGCGGAAATTGAAATCGAGATCAGCAGCAGCACATCGCATTTTGGAAGTGTCGTTATAGGACGATACTTGTCTGGCGGATGCGTCGATCCCTCTCCAGAGGCATCGATGAGTGTCTTGATTACGGCGCCAGTGGGAGTTTTCACGCTCACGCCGGCCACCAACCCGAACCCGCTCGAATTACCTGGAACATACTACAAGTACGACGAGTCATACGGAAGCAGTAACGCAGCGCATACATTCTCCGCTGTTTTCAACCCGCCGTTTAGCACAGGGGTGTTTATTACGCCGGCCCTTTTGCGTAGGCGATGGAGCCTCGGCGGCACGCCGCCTACAGAATCGTCTATGCAGGGCAGCGATTGGGGCGACGGGCTTTTGGGTGATTATTGGACCGGGCTCACGAACGTAATCAACGGGGTCGTGTTCGAGACGTATCGACTCCCAAAGGCCGAGGTGGAGGCGACGATAGGACCCGCCGTAGGACAATACTGCCCGTCTTTCAAGAGCATAGAAGTCATCAACTTATTAGGCCGAGACGGTCTTCAGCCGCACACATGCGGCTCGGCCACAACATCGCCCGGAGTCATGCCGCCTATTACGGTGTCCGCTAAGGTCTTCCCTGACTCCGGGACGAAAGCCTTCGAGGAAGCGCAGGGCTGGGGACCAATGTCTTACCAGAATTGGAGATACAACTTCGGCACTTGCTACACGCCAGCCTTCGGCCAACGAGTGCCATTTACTATGACCGGAGTGCTGGAAAACCCAGCAACACCCGTTCTTGTGACGTACACGATTAGTCGGATCACATTCATCTACGACTTGCCCCCTCCTGGCTATGAAACGACGGCTATTGAAATGCCGTCGTTTGGCAGCGCTGCTCCAACGGCTCCGGCATTCGGTGGGGTGTGCCCATGAATTGCAAGTGGGACAACCTGAAGTGCATCCGCTGCGGCGCGACCGCGAGGTCGCCGGCCGCGCGGCGCAACTGTGACGCCGCCCCCCGGCCGGGCCTCGGCGATCACCTGGAGCGGGTCCTCTCGGCGGTCGGGGTCACCAAGGCCCTCGCGGACGCCGTCGCGGTCGCCGTCGGCTTCGACGGCTGCGGCTGTGATGAGCGGCAAGAGGCTCTCAACGAGGCTGGGCTACGGATCGGGATCGGGCACTGACCGTGAGGGGCAAACGATGCCACGGCTGGAAACGAGCCTCGACGAGACCGACGACGACGACACGCCGGACGGCATCGGCGACGACATTCACTGGATGAGAAAACCGAAGGCCAAGGAGGGCCCAACGAATGGCAGGCGATCCGATGACCGCGGTCGTAAAGCGAGTCGTGGCCGAGCATCCAAACCACTCCGCCCGCGGGCTCGCGCGACTGATCGTCGCCGAAAGTAAGGGTGCGATGACGCTCGAGATGGCGAGGTCCCGGATCCGCCGCCAGTTCGGCCAGTCTGGCGCGAAACAACGAAGGCAGGCGACGGCGCCGCGGCCGGCCCGCCAGCCCGGCCACCGGTTCGCGATGCCGGCGTCGAAGGCCGAGCCGTGGACCACGCACGACCTGGGCGTCGTCGGGAAGGTCGGGATCCTCTCCGACATTCACGTCCCGTATCACGACCCGATCGCCCTCCGGGCCGCGGTCGATCACCTGGCCGAGGCCGAGATCGACGCGCTCGTCCTGAACGGCGACACGGCCGATTTCTACACGATCTCGCGCTGGACAAAGGACCCGAGGAAGCGCGACCTCCCGGGCGAGCTGGCCCAGATCCGCGAAACGCTCGGATGGATCCGGCAGACGTTCCCGGAGATCCCGATCGTTTTCAAGAATGGGAACCACGAGGAGCGCTGGAAGCACTGGCTATGGCAACACGCCCCCGAGGTCTCGGCCGAGCCGGAGATGGGCCTCGCCGCGTGGCTGCACCTGGAGCGGCACGGGATGCAGCTCGTCGAGGACCATCGGCCGATCATGCTCGGGAAGCTGCCGGTCCTCCACGGCCACGAGAAGGGGAAGGGGATCTCCTCCCCTGTGAACCAGGCCCGCGGGGCGTTCCTCCGGCTCCATCACACGGTCCTCGAGGGGCACGGCCACCGGACCAGCGGACACTGCGAGCCCGATATGTGGGGCTCGGAGGTCTTCTGCTGGTCGACCGGGTGCCTGTGCGATCTCCGGCCGGAATACGCCCGGATAAACAAGTGGAACCACGGGTTCGCGATTGTGGAGGTTCACGAAGGCGGCGAGTTCGACGTCGAGAACCTGCGGATCACGGCCGACGGGAAGGTCCGGTCGTCGTGAGCCCCTACATCCTCACCGACGCCGACCTCGAGGAGGCCGAGCGGCAGGCCCGGCGGTTCCAAGGGGTCTGGTGGACTGGCACAAGCGGGGTGTTAGCGTCCTGGCTGTTTCACGCCGTCACCACAATCAGGGAGGAGCGAAGGATGAAGGAGCAGCAAGGGGACCGGGTGATGAAGGAGCAGCAAGGGGACCGGGTGAAGTTCGCCACGGGCGCGGTTCGCTCCGGCGACGCGGAGGCGACTCGCTACGATCTGATCTCCCCGATCGGCCTCGAGGCCGTGGCCCGGACCTGCGCCGAGGGGGCGGCGAAGTACGGAGACTGGAACTGGGAGTCGGGGATGCCGGTCCACGACCTGCTGAACCACGCCCTCCGACACCTGTACCAGTACCTCGCCGGCGACCGCACGGAGGATCATCTCCCGCACGCCGCCTGGGGCGTCCTCGCGGCGATTCACTCCGACAAGCTCTGGCCGCACCTGAACGCTGGCACGCTCCGCGGGCCGGGCTGTGCGCGGCCGCCGGAGCCGACGCCGTGAGCCCATTCCTGATCGCCGTCACCGGCGCGATCTACCTCGTCGTCGCCGCCGACCTGATCTACCACGGGAAGACGGGGCTCGGGATCGCGTACCTCGGCTACGCCTTCGCGAACGTCGGCCTCTACCTCGCCGCCCGCTGACTGGACTCGGGCGTGGCCGCTGCCATGCTGGCCGGCGGTTCGGGTTCGGTTCACTCACGCGAAAGGATTCGCCTATGAGGTTTCTTACGGTTTGCCTGTTCCTGCTCTGCTCCTCGGCCGCCGTCGGCCAGGATGTGATCGTCGCCCGTCCCCGGTCGGTCGTCGTGACCGCCCAGGATCATGCGGTCGTCCTCGCCAGGCGCGGGGCCCTGGTGCATTCCGGCTGCGGCCAGTGGGAGGGGATAGGTGTCGGCTTGACTCCGGACGCCGCCCGGAGGGCCTGCTGCTACTTCGGCCGCCGGCCGATCGCCGACGAGGGCGTCGCGTTCTCGCCGATTACCCGGCGCTGGTACGCGGTGATTCGCTACCGCTGACCGGCCGCCGGCTTGCCCCCGGGGGCTCGTCCCCCGGGGGCGCTGGCCGGCGGGAGAGGGCCTCGACGAGCAGCTCGCGGGGATGCGGCGCCGCCCGGCCGAGGATCGCCCGGTCCCCGTAGGCGGCCTCGAACACGGCCCGGGTGTTGCCCAGGTGCAGGTGCCCCGCCCCGCCCTGCTGAAGCTCGACGTCCGTCCCGGAGCCCCGGCGGATCCATTTCCAGGTCCCGGGCCGGACGCCGGCCTTCTCGACGAGCCGGCCGACCTGGGCCGTGAACGTCTCGTGGCTGGCCGGCCACGGGCAGACGAGCGCCCGGGGGCAGGCCGCCAGGGACGCCCGCAGGGCCTCCACGGTGGACGGCTGGAGCCGGCAGGCGATCACCCTGCCGGTCTTGCTCTGCGACCAGACGACCGCCCCGTCAGCCCGGACGGCGTCCACCGGCAGGGCGATCAGGTCGCCCCATCGGAGGCCCGTGTCCCAGGCGACGCGGATCGCGAGATCCCACCAGACGCTCCGGCGAAGGCCGCAGCGGTGCCAGCGCGGCAGGGCCTGGCAGGCAGCGAGGAGCTGCTCGACCTCCGCCCTCTCCCAGGCGACGACCGGCCGGCGGGGGACGCGGACGCTCCGGACGCGGCAGGTCGGCGGGTCGCACAATCCGTCGTCGGCGGCCGCCCGCCACAGGGCGAGGATCTGGGTCTTCTTCGACCGGACGGTCTGCGGGGCCGCCGTTCCGGAGTAGTCGCGGAGGAACGCGGAGACGCTCTGCTCGTCCAGTTCCTCGAGGCGGACGGGGCCGCCGGCCCAGCGCTCGAACAGGTCGGCGGAGATCTGGTACTGGCGGAGGGTCTCCCGGCGGACGTCTCGCAGGAGCCCGTAATCGCGGGCGTACGCCCCGAGCGTGGCAGGGCCGGATCGGCGGAACATGGTGTGCGTCCTGGTGCCCCCCCGTTGGCTGCCTGCCGCTGGAGGGATGGAACCCCGGAGCATCCGTTCCGCCGACGGCCGCTGCAAACACCCCGAATAACCGGATCCGCCGGCCGCCTTCGGTTCCGTAGAGCATCGGTCTACGGAACCGAAGGTTGAAGGTTCGAGCCCTTCCGGGTGTAGTCGGTCGCAGTGAACCGTATGCAGCGGCGCCGCTCGAAGGCAAGCGGCGCCGCCGTTGATTCACCGGGCGGCCGGGATAACCTCGGAGGCCATGAAGATGCCGGTGAAACTACCGCCGAACCGACGCCTCGTCGGAACAGACGAGGCCGCCCAGGTCTACGGATGCACGGTATCGCACGTTCGCGGCATGGCCGGCCGTGGCGAGATCTGGTCGAAGCGGATCTCCGACCGCGTCTACGTCTATGACGCGGACGAGCTGGAGCGGCTGGCGAAAGAACGCGACAAGCTGCGGGCCGCCGGCAAGCTGTGCGGCCGCCGCCCGCGAGGCCGGAAAACGGCCTGAATTTCCGAGGAACGGAATCCGAAAAAACTCCTGTTGACGAATTGGAGATCGGGTGAATATATTCCCGCCCGTCGATCAGGAGAGCCGATCGTGAAACGACTCGATTGGAACGCTTGGATCGTCTGCCTGTCGCTCGTGCGACTATTCCAAACTCGCGCGAACGATCTTCGACCTCGCCGAGCTGCTGCTCACAATTTGGAGATGAGGAGAAAACGCATGACTGGAGAACGCATGCCCGGGGACGCGGAAGCCGACGCCGCCTGTCGCGTGATGCAGGACCTCTACGGCCGGCACCTGCGGCTCGGCGATCTGGTCTGGTGGCGGCTCGACGAATGGCCCGCCGGGCGGACCGCGTCGTCGGTCGTCTGCGGGAGGCGCGACGGCCGGCTGATCGTCGACTACGCCGGCGAGTTGGTGGAAGTCGAGCCCGACCAGATCATGCCCTTCTGAGGAGAGGCAAGGATGCCAATCACCAGCAGACGACCGTCCCGCCAGGACACCGCGCTCCACCGGTCCTTGCACCAGATCGGACACTCGGCCACGCGGCGGGGCCGGCAGTCTTTTCACTTGGCCCGGGCGGCCTGGGCGCCGCTGCGGCGGCTCGACGAGCTGATCCGCGAGATCGACGCCCGCGGCGGGCTGGGGCTGGCGGCTGGCCTGCTGATGAGGGCCAGGACTGCCCGAGACGAGGGCTGGCCGTACCTGTGCGACGAGAGCGGGGAGGTCTGGAAATGAACGCACAGGATCAGCGGCTCGTCCGCTGCATCGCTTGGTTCTCACAGGCATGGAGACAGACATGAAGCCGACACCAATCGGACGGTTTGCTGACACGCCCTCATACGAGGAGTTGCAGCGAGAGGTTGCCCGCCTGCGGCTCACCGACGAGGAGCGGGAGGCAATTGACAGGGTGCGGATCGCGTTCCGCGACATGGATCACAACGACATGACAAGGCAGCAGCTTGAAGATTACGAAGCGATCTGCCACCTACTGGAGCGGGTGCCTCTCTACGCGCAGCCGCAAGCGTTACTCGCGGCAGAGGAGCGCGACGCGGTGAGGTGGGCTGGCAACATGATTCCGTTGATGGCACACAAAGGAGCCGCAGTCGCCTACTGCCACGCGGAGACGCTTCGGAAACTGGACGAACGACTGGGCTGAGAACGCTTGAATTGATCGGGCGGCGAAAGTAAACGCCACCATTGGAAAGGAGCTTGCCGCCGCTCCGATCCAATTCATTGTTCATCGGCGGTTTAGGTTTTAACCATGTTTGTAAGAGACGATAGTTTGAAGTTGGGCGATAAGGCCAAGGATCAAATCAGTGGATTCAGCGGAACGATTGTGGCAATCACGGAGTGGCTGAACGGTTGCCGCCGAATCACGATTCAGCCAAGCATGTTGCATGAGGGAAAGCCGGTCGATAGTAGCACGTTTGACGCGGAGCAAATCGTAAAAGTGGAGGAAGGTCCAGCGTTGCCGCAAAAGCCTCACGGCGGGCCAAGCATCGCACCAGTTCGGCACGCTAATCCCGTCCGATGAACGCCGGGATCATCGGGGTCTGGCTGATCGTCGCGACGCTCGTCTGGTTCGTGGGCGTGGCGGCGCTGGTCGTCCTGGGACTGGGATCGCACATGGAGGACGGCCGCGACAACGGATGCAGCGGTCGAGGATGCCGGCGGGATGCCGGCTGGCAGGGAAGCGACACCACGCCGCGGCGGGCGGAGCCCGTCCGCGGCTTTTCACCTGGGAGGGAGTGACGATGGCAGGATTCAAGAAAGCAACGAAGGCGGCCGCGAAACTGCGGGCGGCCTTCTTCGGGCCGAGCGGCGCCGGGAAGACGTTCTCGGCTCTGCGGGTGGCGAAGGGCCTCGGAGGCCCGGTCGCCGTGATCGACACGGAGCGCGGCTCCGCGTCGAAGTATTCGGACCGGTTCGACTTCGACGTCCTCGAGTTGCAGGACCTGACGATCGACGGCTACGTCGCCGCGATCCGCGAGGCGGGCGAGGCCGGCTACGCCGTCCTGATCATCGACAGCCTGTCGCACGGCTGGCAGACGCTTTGCGACGAGGTCGAGAAGCTCGCGAAGGCGAAGTACCGGGGAAACACCTGGTCGGCCTGGTCGGAGGGGACGCCGCTCCAGCGAAAGCTCGTCGCGGCGATCCTTGGCTTCCCCGGGCACGTTATCGGCACCATGCGGTCGAAGACCGAGTGGACGACCGTCGACGACGGCCGGGGCAAGAAAACACCCCAGCGGGTCGGCCTCGCCCCCGAGCAGGGCAAGGGCGTCGAGTACGAATTCGACCTCCTGGTCGAGATCTCGACGGACCACATCGCGAACGTGATCAAGGACCGGACCGGGAAGTTCCAGGACAAGCTCCTGGAGAAGCCGGGCGAGGACTTCGGGCGGCAGCTCGCCGCCTGGCTGGCCGACGGGACTCCGGCGCCGGTGGCCCAGCCGGCCCGGCCGGCGAAGGCCGCCGAGGTCGAGGAGCCGGGCGACGCGCCGCCGACGGTGCCCGAGATCCTCGGCCACATCCGGGCCGCAAAGACCGTGAAGGCCCTCGGGCGCATGGGCGACCGGATCGACGAGCTGACGAGCGAGGGGCACCTGACCGACCTCGAGGTCGCGGAACTGATGGGGGCGATCAACGCCCGGCACCAGGAGATCGAACCCACCACGCAGGAGACCGTTACCAATGGCTGATGCTTTCGACATGCTCGACGACGACACGTTCGAGGACTTTTCCAACACGGCGGCGCCGCCGGAGCGGGAGAACGTCCCCGAAGGCCGTCACCCGTTCACGATCAAGTCGGCAGAGATCGCGGACGGCCGGCTCAAGGTGATGCTGGTCCATGAGGACGCCAGGTACTACTGGGTCAGGTGTGATCCGCCGACGACGGCGAAGTCGTTCGCCAAGATCGCCGGCTCGCTCGCGAAGGCCCTCGGGCTCACCGGAGGCCAACTCCGCGACGCGATCCTGGCCGGCGGCGACGGTGTCGTCGGCCGGAAGGTCGTGGCGAGGATCTGGCACGGCACCGGCTCGAAGGGCGGGATCTTCCCGAACGTCGGCGAGTTCCACCAGCCGGAACCCGAAGCGGCCCCGGCCAAGCCGGCCGCGAAGCCGGCCGCCAGGACGGCCACGAAGAAGGCCGACGCCGTCTCCCGGCCGCCGGAGGACGACATCCCGTTCTGATCCATCGCGGCCGCTCCCGGCCGCAGGGGCCCGCGCAGGCCCCAGGGAGAGCGCAGCCGGCGGTCGCGAAGTAACACCGGCAGCAGACACCCGGGAGCGGCCTGACTCACCGAGACCCGGATCAGCCGGCCGCCCCACGACACGGGGCACGAACACACGGAGGGAATCGTGGGAACCTACATCGAATCGGACGCCGATCTGCCGCTGGTGGCGCTCTGCCGCCGGCCCCCGGCCCCGACGCCGGTCGAGGCCGGGCTCGCGGCCGGGGCGGCCTGCCTGGCGAAGGCCGAGCGGGCAGGCTTCGACGCCGGCGCCGCCCGGGCCGCGGTCCTCGAGCTGCTCGCGGACGGCCGGCCCCGCTCCGGCGAGGAGATCGTCGATCACTGCCAGCGGCTCGGCCTGGTGCCCCACGACTCGCGGGCCTTCGGGCCGGTGTTCGGGACGCTGGCCCGGCACGGGCGGATCGAGGCCGTCGGGTTCACGACCAGGCGGAAGGGGCACGGGACGGCAGGGGCGAGAGTGTGGCAGATCACGGCGGCGTCGCGGTGACGCTGGTCGGGCGTTGTGAAGCATGCATAAAAGAAGAGGGCAAGAGAATGGGATACGAATTGGTCGGGACGCCAAAGACCGAGAAGGTTACGCAGCAACTGGCGGTCAGGTTTCGCGACATGGAGCCAGTGCCGCACGATCGTCCGTTGAATCCAAAGCGTGTTGAGGCTTACAGAAAGATGCTTACTGCCGGTCTTTTTCGGCCCGTGCAGTGGGCCACAGTGCACTGCAACGAGACGCAGGCGACCTACCGCGTAAACGGAAAGCACACGAGCAACCTTTTCGCGGAATATGAGGAACTTCCGCAGGTAATACATGCCACGATTGAGCATTACCACTGCGACGATCTTGATGACGTGGCGAGGCTTTACGCAACATTCGACAGCCGCACGCAAGTCCGGACGACTAACGACATCAACCGCGCGTTTGCTGCGATCGACGATGAGTTGTCGCAGGTGCCGACGAAGATCATAAATCTGTGCGTAACGGCAATAGCTTTTGTAAAGCACGGCAATGAGTACGCAAAGGTTGCCGCTGCTGAGCGAGCCGAGTGCCTTTTGGAGGAATCTGGCAAACGATTCGTGTTGTGGGTTTACGATGTTCTTGGGGGCCACTGCGGAGAGAAAACTCGCCTTCTATGGAGAGGTCCAGTAGTTGCCGCAATGCATGCGTGCTATCAGAAGTCGCGGCGTGACGCGAGCGAGTTCTGGCTCGCGGTACGAGATGGAACTGGGGCTACTCCAAAAACACCAGACCGCGTCCTTCACAGGTTTTTGCTGTCTAAAACAGTCAACTACGGTGGCGGCGCGACTTCAAAGAATGCCAGCGCTATTGCTGCCCCGCGAGAAATGTATGTCAAGTGCCTGCATGCATGGAACGCCTGGCGTCGCGGCGCCACGACTGATCTGAAGTACCACGCCCAGGCCAAGATTCCAGCCGCGTCGTGACGTGCATCAGCCGCCCTCGTGACAGGCACGGAGCCGCTTCGACGCGGCGGGGCGGAATGGAAAGGAGGCCAAAATGGCCGGTGAATGGATTCCCTACGATGTCTGCCTGCCGCAGAAGCCGGAGGTCCTCGAGCTGGTCGACCGGACGGGGCTCGCCCCCGACCAGGTCGTCGGCCGGCTCCTGATGCTCTGGGGCTGGGCGGCTTTGAACAGCTCTGACGGGACGGCCCGGATGTCGGTCCGGCTCCTGGGGAGGATCTGCGGGGGCGACGAGGAGTTCTGGCGGGAGGTCGAGGCGGTGGGCTGGCTCGTGATCGACGCGGACAACGGGACCGTTGCTATCCCCGGATGGGATCGCCGGTTCTCGAAATCCGCGAAAACACGGGCAATGCACTCGATTCGGGCGGACGATGCGCGGTCGCGCACGGGTGAGTGCGCGAAAGCGCACGGGGCCGTGCGCGGTCGCGCACCAGAGAGAGGAGATAGAGGAGATAGAAATTCTTCTTCTTCCCCCGGGGATGCTGCGCGGACGGAAGGCGGCGGCCCTGCCGAGCCGTCCGGCTGGGAGACGCTCCGGACGGCCTGGGCGGAGGCCGTGAAGCGGAAACACGGGAAGGCATGGTGCCTGCCGACGGCCCCGGACAAGCTCGCCGACCGGCTCGACGAGCCCGGATGGTTCGAGAAGGCCCTCGCGGCGATCGAGGCCCTGCCCCGCTGCCGCTACTTCGCCGACCCGGTGACGCTGCCGCAGCTCGTCGCGCCGGGGTTCGTCGACAAGGTCCTCGGCGGGCAGTTCGACAACCCGCGGCACGCCAGGCCGGCCGGCAGGCCGGGCGAGGAGCCGCCCCCGGCTCCGCTGTCGACCTGGAGCCCCGGCGAGCTGGCGGCCTTCGAGGCGTCGAAGCGGGCGATCGCGGACAAGATCCGTCAAGGAGGTGCGGCGTGACACCCTGCACCGCCCCCCGCTGCGGCGCCGAGGCCCGCTGGTCCGTCGCCGGCCGGCACCTCTGCCGCCGGCACATGCTCGACGCCCTGCTCGCGGGGCGGATCGGCCAGGCCCACGCGGTCCCGCTGGAGGCCGAGGCCCTCGAGGTCGAGCCGGAGCCGGTGGCGCGGCTCACCGATGCGGAGCGGGAGGCGGTGGCCGCGGCGACTGCCAACCACCAGAGGCTTTGCGACGAGTACGGGCCGAGCGAGGAGGACGAGGAAATTCTCGCCGCGCTGCGAGGACTGCTGGAGCGGACGAAGTGAGAACGTGAAGGATCAGGAGCGGCGAACTATGGACACTGACAACACGCAGGGCGCGGCTGAGCCGTCTCCTGCATCCGTTGGTTCTGTGGCGAACGAGACGGCCATCGACTCGCGGACGCTGGCGGTCAAACTCCACGCCGTCGCGGCTGCTGCTTGCTACGGCGATCAGGCGATTCGGGACTGGCTTCACATCGCGGCGAACCACATCGCGATCCACAACATGGGCATCACCGGATGCGGCCGATGGATTCCAGTGACGGAGCGGCTGCCAAACAGAGGCGAGTGGGTTCTGGCGTATGGGCCGCACTACTCGCATATAGTTGCGGAATGCGATCGCGGCGAATGGCGATCGGTGTATAGGGACAGCGAAACTGGAGAGCCTTGGCTGCGTGAAGCCGGAATGGTCACCCACTGGATGCCGCTGCCGGCCCCGCCTGCGGACGGCAAGTAGCCACAGAACCATGTTTCTACGGTTCCGCATAACCCGCCTCCAGCCGTATATCACCCGGCCGGATCGACGCCAGCCTGCGGCGTGACGGCGAGAGCCGGCGTTATGCGGAGCCGTCTATCACGCCCCGGCCGCCGCGCTGGACTCGTGGGCTGGAACCGATAGCGTCGTCGGTGCATGGATGCACCGAACGAGATCGCGGTAGAGATCCCAGGCGACCCGATCCCGCAGCCGCGGGCGCGGGCTACGCGCGGCGGGCACATGTATACGCCCGGGAAGACGATCCGCCCGTACAAACAGGCGATCGCGATCCGCGTCGGCCTCGAGGCCAAGCGGCGCCGCTGGAAGGCGAGCGACGGGCCGTTCGAGGTCGTGATCGTGTGTGTGTTCGCGCGGCCGCCTTCGCACTGGACGAAGGCCGGCGACCTGGCGGCCTCGGCCCCGGCGTTCCCGGGCCTGCGGTGCGGCGACTGGGACAACCTGGCGAAGGGCGTTCAGGACGCCGTGACGGCCTGCGGGGGCGTCTGGCACGACGACACCCAGGTGATCGACGGCCGCGCGATCAAGCGCTACGCCGCCCGCGGCGAGCCGGCCCGGACGATCATCCAGATCCGGAGGCTCTGACCGTGTCCAGGGCCCAGAAGGACCTGAAACTCTGGCTGTCTCCCGAACAGGAGCAGCTCGCCCGGCGGCTTCTGGCCGACGGGGTCTGCCACCGCGACGTCGCCTCCGCGGTCGGGGTCACCTATCGGCGGCTCCTGACGAGGATCCTCGACCAGCTCGCCGACGCGAAGGTCGGGCGCGGCCGCGGCGGAGGCCCTCGCCGCCTGGTCGACCCGACGCCGGCCGAGATCGCCGAGATCTGCCAGGAGATCCGGGCCGGCTGGACCGAGGACCAGCGGGCGGAACGCTGGCACCCACTGCATCACAACTTTTCCGGCGACCGTCTCCCGGAATAACCTCGCGGCATGGCACTGGTCACATCTCTCCCCGGTCCGCTCTCCGTCGCGTTCCGTCGCGGCGATGAGTTCTCGACGCTGCTCGACTTCTCGTTCGCGACGACCGGCTACACGTTCGCGGCGGCGATCTACTCGGTCGTGACCGGGGTCACCGTCGCCACGCCGACGCTCACGGTCGTTTCCCATGCGAACGGCCAAATCAACCTCGCCCTCTCCGAGGTGCAGACCGCCGCCTTGGCGGCCGGCACCTACGGGCTCCGCGTCGAGTGGGTCGCCCCCGGCGACGCGAAGCGGACCGCAACTCAAGGAACCGTCGAGGTCTATCCGTGAGCCCGATCTCCGTCACCGCGAGCGAACAGAACGTCGGGGTCTCGGTCTCCGGCGGCCAGGGCCCGGCCGGTCCCCAGGGAGCGACCGGCGCCGCCGGCCCGGCGAACACGCTCGCCGTCGGCACTGTGACGAGCGGCGCGACCGCGGCCGCCACGATCACCGGCGCGGCTCCGAACCAGACGCTGAACCTCACGCTCCCGAAGGGCGACACCGGCGCGGCCGGGGCCACCGGAGCGGCCGGTCCAGCAGGCCCAGCCGGCCCCCAGGGGCCGCAGGGACCGCAAGGCGACACGGGACCGGCCGGGGCCACCGGAGCCGCTGGAGCGACGGGACCGCAGGGCCCGAAGGGCGACACAGGAGACACCGGCCCGCAGGGGCCGCAGGGCCCAGCCGGGGCCGCAGGTGCCACGGGAGCGACCGGCGCCACGGGCCCGGCAGGCCCGACCGGGCCGCAGGGGGCGACCGGCCCGCAGGGCGACCCCGGCGTCGTCTCGGCCACGGCTCCGGTCACCTACGCCGCGCAGACGGTCGGCCTCTCGGTCGGGGCTGGGCTCACGACCTCGAGCGGCGCCCTGGTGCCAAACTTCGGCGCGACCGCTGGCACGGTCTGCGTCGGGAACGACGCCCGGCTCTCCGACTCGCGGACGCCGACCACTCACACTCACGCCGCCGGCGACATCGCCAGCGGCACGATCGCGACGGCGCGGCTCGGGAGCGGGACGGCGTCGTCTTCGACGTTCCTCCGCGGCGACCAGGCCTACGCGTCGACCAGTGACGTTTTCGAGTTCACGCGTTCGGTGTCTCCGTCCGGCGCGACCGGCTCAAACGGCGCGTGGACGTGGACGCTCCCATCTACGGCAAAAATGGTCCGTGTTACGGCCATCGGTGGCGGCGGTGGCGGCGGCAGCGGGCGACGAGGGGCATCAGGCACGGCAAGATTCGGAGGCGGCGGCGGTGCCTCGTCTGGGCTGTGCGACGTGCTTTTTTCCGCGTCTGCCGACGGGATCGCGGGGCAATCGCTCACGGTTTCAGTCGGCGCCGGCGGTGCAGGCGGCGCGGCGAGGACAACGGACGACACCAACGGCGCCGCAGGGTCTGCGGGCGGCAACACTACCGTGGCTTGGGGATCTCGGTCGCTATTCGCTGGCGGCGGCGGAGGTGGTGCGGGCGGCACGGCGGCAGCTGGGACCGGCGGTTCGATCAACCTCTATTCGATGATGCTCGGGATCGCCGGCGGCTCGTCCTCTGTTTCGGGGCAGGCAAACGCTCCGAATCCTGGGCAGAGCTGGGCAACGGCCGGCTCCATCTACATGACGGCGGCCGGCGGCGCCGGAGGCGGCGGGATTTCAACTGCCGACACTTCTCGCGCCGGCGGACAAGGACGCGGCGATCACCTGCTCGCGGGACTCACGAGTGCATTCGGATCGAATTCCGGCGGAACCGCCGGAGGCGGCGCAGGTCCGAGTGCGGTTGACTCCAACACGAATTCGATCTCCTGGGCCGGTGGCAGCGGCTCCGGCGGCGGGGGCGGCAACTCCACCACGGCCGGCGGCAACGGCGGCAACGGCGGCCGCTACGGCGGCGCCGGGGCCGGCGGCGGCGCAGCATTCAACGGCTACAACTCCGGGGCCGGCGGCAACGGCGCAGAGGGGTACGTCCGGATCACCGTCTGGTACTGAATATGGCAAACTCTCTCGCGATCGTGAATGCTGCCGGCCGCGTCGTGACGTTCGTCCGACCAGACCTTCCCGAAGGCTGGTCTCCGCCAGACGGATGCAGGGCCGTACCGGACGACCAACTACCGGCCGGCTGGCAGTACGCTCCCGACGAGCGGCCTGTCCCGACGACGATTTCCGCCCGGCAAGCCCGCCTCTGGCTGGTGCGCCACGGCATCGGCCTGGCGGCCGTCGATGCGGCGATCGCGTCGATCCCCGACGCGATCAACCGCGAGAGCGTCCGCGTCGAGTGGGAGTACGGGACCGAGGTCCACCGTGACAGCCCGTGGCTCGCCGCTCTCGGCCCGTCCCTCGGCCTCGACGCCGCCACGCTCGACACCGCGTTTCGCGAGGCCGCGGCGATCTGAAACTTTCCCGCCACTCCGGCCCGCGGTTACGGTCTCCGTATGCCCACGTTCTCCGCATTACCGGCCGACCTGACGCTGGCGTTCGTCCCGGGCGACGAGTTCGCGCTGGGGATCGACCTGTCGATCGACGGAACCGGGTTCTCCTGGACCGCCATCGTCTATGAGGTGGCGCCGTCCTACCAGAACGGCGTCGCGATCGCCTCGCAGGGCGCGACCGCGGCGACCTTCGCGATCGAGGTGACCAGCGCCGCCCTCGGCCAGCTCGTCCTGTCGCTCACCGAAACGCAGACCGCGGCCCTGTCGCCGACCAAGAGCTACCGCTGGTTTTTCCGCGGCGTGTCGCCCGGAACAGTGACCAGGACCTACCTCTCCGGCGTCGTGTCGCCGACCTCGCCATGAGCGTGACGATCACCGGGAGCCCTGTGACGGTCGCAGTCTCCGGCACGACCGCGAGCGTGACCGTCGCGCAGACTGGCGACCGCGGCCCGACCGGCAACACGGGGCCGGCGAACACGCTGGCGATCGGCACGGTCGCGACCGGCACCGCCGCCGCCACGATCACGGGCGCCGCGCCAAACCAGACGCTCAACCTCACGCTTCCCCAGGGTCCGGCGGGGGCCACTGGGGCGGCCGGACCGAACCTCGAGCTACAGACGACCGCGACGCACATCCAGTGGCGCGTCGTCGGCGGCTCGACCTGGTCGGATCTCGCCACGCTCGCGTCGATCGCCGGCCCCGCCGGGGCCACCGGCGCGACGGGCGCGACGCTCGAGCTACAGACGACCGCCTCGCACGTTCAATGGCGACCGGTCGGCGGCTCGACCTGGACGAACCTCGTCGCCCTCTCCGCGATCACCGGGCCGCAGGGGGCAACCGGGGCCGCCGGACCCGCGAACACGCTCTCGATCGGCACGGTGACCACGGGGGCCGCCGGCTCGTCGGCCTCGGCCACGATCACGGGCACCGCGCCGGCCCAGACGCTGAACCTGACGATCCCCAGGGGAGACGAAGGGACCGACGGAGGCGACGTTGAGTTCCAGGCCTCCGGGACGCACATCCAGTGGCGTTACGTCGGAGGCTCGACCTGGACGAACATCGTCGCCCTGTCGGCGATCACCGGCCCATCCGGGGCCACCGGCGCGGCCGGGGCAACCGGCCCCGCCGGGTCCGCCGCCACGCTGACCATCGGCACGGTGACGACCGGAGCGGCAGGGTCGAACGCCTCGGTCACGAACAGCGGCAGCAGCTCGGCCGCGGTCCTCGACATCACTATCCCACGAGGGAACACAGGCTCCGGCGGTGTCTCGCTCGGCCTGGTCCTCGCCCTGTCATAGGTGACGCATGGCAAACCCGAACATCGCCTCGGCCTCGACTGTCGTCCTCAACAACGCATTCGTGAGGCTCGACAACACGACCGAGACCCAGATCGTCAGCAACGCGGCCTCCTCCGGGAAGGTGTATCTCATCGACTCGCTCATCGTCGCGAACGTGGACGGCGTGAACGCCTGCGACGTCACGATCTCGGTCTACGCCTCGGCAACGAACACGGGCACGGCGACCAAACTCGCGCACACGATCACGGTCCCGGCCGACGCCACGCTCGTCGTCGCGTCGAAGGATCTCGGCCTCTGCCTGACCGAGGCCGAGTCGATCTACGCCACGGCCTCGGTCGGCGGCGACCTTCATGTCGTCGCCTGCTGGAAAGAGCTGTCTTGATTCCTGGAGGTGACGCGTGAGGGGGCCAGGAGGATACATCGGATTCCGTCGCGTGCCGGCGGCCTCGGGGGTGCATTCCGCCGCGAGCGGTGTCTGGACGCTGCGCGAGGCCGAATCGTTCAAGCGGGCGGGGACCTGGCCGGTTTCGAGCGACGATTATTTTTCCAGTGTCGCCCTGCTGCTGCACGGCGAGGGCAGCGGCGCTACGATCGTGGACTCGTCTCCGACGCCGAAGACGGTCACGGCCTACGGCGACGCCACGCAATCCACGACCCAGGCGAAGTGGGGAAGCAAGAGCATCAGCAGAGGCACGAACGGCGCCGTCAATCTGGGCGTGGGGATGAACGGATTCGGCTCCGCTAACTTCGTGATCGAGGGATGGTTCTACGTCGTGAGCGTCAGCGATTTCAATTGGTTCTATGGATCGCGTCTGACTGGAATAACGGGCGGCGTGCATTTCAACTATTTCTCCGGAACGTGGAAGAGTGAATTCGCGACCGGCGGCGGCTGGCTCAGGGTCGACAACCTGGCAGTCCCGACCTCCGCGTGGTTTCATTACGCGTTCGTGCGATCCGGCACGACTGTGAGAACGTACATCAACGGGGCCTCGCAGGGGTCCGTTACCGTCGGGACGTCGGCGCTCACTGGAGACACGGGGGCGATCACTCTGTTCAGCAGCGCGACGGCGACCTCCTCTTCATCCAACGGCGTGAATGGATTCGTCGACGATCTCCGTATTACTATCGGGACGGATCGCGGTTACACAGGCTCCACGATCGCCGTGCCTACCGCCGCATTCCCTGACTCATAGTTTGGCATCCCATGACCACGCTCTACTACGCCCTCCAGGACGAGCAGACGATCTACCTGCTCTGCCAGCTCGCGCAGACCGGCTGTCTCGCCTACCTCGTCTACAGGCACCGATGAGGGGGCTGTCGTGACGCAACCTGTCCCCCGCTGGCGGCCGCCCACGATGCGACGGGCGGCGACGAAGGAGATCGCGCACTACCGGACCGCCGACTGGCAGGCGAAGCGGCAGCGGATCGCGATCCGCGAC